TCCATGCGCTCGTCCTGGCAGAGCTTGCAGGTGCGCGCCCAATCGTCCGGCACCGCATAGGCGTTCATGCGCCCGAAGGCGGGCTCAATGGACGGCTCCGGCGTCAACTCCACCAGACGCCGCCCGAACCGCCATTGCTTGGCCTGCAGGACGAACTTCACGATGCCCGTCCCGCCGGTCCAGATGTCATCCAGAACACGGCGGGGCTCGCGGTTCTCGCTCAGGGACGCAAGCCGACGCTCCCCGCATTCACGGAGAGCGCCGTTGTAGAGCGAGAGGCGGTCTGTCGCCACGGCGGACTAGGCCGCCTGAGCCTGCTGGGGCGGATTCTTGATCCAGTCGAGCGCCTGTTCCTTGGTGTCGAGCTTGTCGGCCACCACGGCCTTGTCTGCGACGCGGATCACACAATGCTTGAGGGTCGGGCCCTTCCACGCGGCCTCGTAGACCACGGAATCGGCGGCGCCCTTCGTCTCCTGGTCCAGCTTGTTCAGGTCGTGAAAGCGCAGCGGAACGACGGTCGCCTCGGTGGCGCGGCCGATCGGCTTGCTGCGCACGATCAACTCGGTGAGCCACGAGCCGTCGAAGGCCGTGACCTCGATGCGGTCGCCGATCTTGAGGCGGCCAGCGACATGCGCCCAGAATGTCGGCTGCAGCAGCGCCTTGGGGTCGACGCTGCGATCCGCGGTCAGTTCCCAGATGGTGCGGCGGTATTCGGCTTCACGAAGGGTGGTCGGCTTCACTTACAGATCTCCTGCAGATGCGGAAATGCCGCCACCACGAACGCTACGCAGTGACGGCGGCATCCCAGTTCCCTGTCGACGGATGCCGACAGGACTATCGAAGGCCCGCAGAGCGCGAGCCGTTACGTGATCGTCAGACCCGTCGTCGAGACCGTGGCCGCGCCACCCGCCGTGACAGCCGTCACGCGGTGGATGGTCGTGGTGGTCGACGTGTCGGTGTCGCACGAGATGAGAACGTCGCCGACCTTCATCCCCAGGGCGTCGCCATTGGAGAAATAGTCGGTCGCGTCGACATCGGTCGCGACGTCGGTCGAACGATACATCCAGATCTTGCCGGCGCCGGTCAGGGGGCCGGAGATTACGGCGGGAGGGTTCGAGGTGCTGTAGCTCATGTCCGATCCTCCTTACTGGGCCGCGTAGGCCGAGCCGTCGTGATTGACGATCACGACACCGGTGTTCTGCAGCAGCTTCGACCCGAAGAAGCCCGAGGCACGGGCCCACGAGTAATCCTGCTCCTCGTCGTAGCCGATCGGGGTCTGCAGGCGCTCCATGTCGATCGCGTGACCGATGGCGTCGCGGTGGTAGCAGATGCACTTCTCGGCGTTCGTCCCCTTGCCGGTGAGGTTCGGGTGGACGATCCAGGTGGCGGAATTCCACATGAACGACGTGAAGACACCCGTCTCCGTCTTGTCGAACGGAGCGCGCGAGGTGTACTCGGCCGAAGCGAACTCCTTGGTCTGCATCAGGTAGGCCTCGGCGGCCGGCGTGATGAGCCAGAAGAGGTTGCTGCCGGTCGGAACCGAGGCATTGCCGAGGATGACCTTGGCGTACATGGCGAGATCCAGCGACATGGTCGCCGCGGCGCCCGTGTCCTGCGTGCCGGTCTCCAGCGCGGCGATGATGTCCGCGTCGATCTTGCGGTTGACCACGGCCATGGTGGTCTCCTGCATGATGCGGCGCTGGTTGCCCTGCGAGGCGAACACATTGAACCGGGTCTTGCGGACCAGGTCGTGCCACTCGGACAGGGTGCAGGAAAGCTGCGTGTTGTCGTCGGCGCGGGCCGGGATCAGGCCGTTGACGCCGCGAGTGACGGCGGTTGCGCCACCGGAACCGGCGACCAGGAAGACGGCAGTGTTGCCGTTCACTTCGGCCTCGGTGGTGACGGTCTTACGAAGCAGCGACTCGCGCGCCTCGAATGCGGCGATGTACTCGTCGCGGTATTGGGTTTTGAAGGCTGTGTCGCTCATGTGAGCAGGCTCCGAAATGAAAAGGTGGTGAACCTCTCCGCGTCGGGGTGACCAAACTCGCAGTCGCCGGGGTGGCCCTACGGGCGCCGGCTATGGTCGCTCGGGGCCATAGCGTCGAAAGTGGGCATAGGATACGCCCAACGATTGATCCCAGTCCAAACTGGTCCTTACTGCAGGCGAGCCGCTCGGCATATTGCGGAGTGGCTAAAACCAAACTCCCGCACCACCTCGCGAACAGACATACCAGCACGCACGGCACGACCAGCCATCTCAATAGCCGCCCTGTATCCCTCCATCGCTTCTTTAACGACAGCGGGCTCGTGGGCTTTCGTTGGCTTGTCTTTCAGCCAAGACCACGAATGACCCTTCCTGATCTTGGTAATCATCCTGTCGCTGACGCCGTAGTGCCGCGCGGCTTCGTTACGCCCCATGGCATTCGCGCAGATTTCGCGAACCTGCTCAGCCGTCAGCTTGGCGCAGTAGTGCCGCTCGCCACGGCTTAACCGGCCCTTTCGCGCCGCATCCTTGATGTTGTCGGACATGGTGCCAAACCGCAAATGGGTAGGCTCGACGCAACTCGGATTGTCGCATTTGTGGAGGGTGTGAAAGGTCTTCCCGCGAGGGCCGCGCTTTCCGGTTGCGTGCTCAAGGGAGGCGCGATGGGCCGGCTCTTTGCCGATCTTGCCGTACCCACGAGGTGTCACTCCGCCCAGCCACAACAGGCAGCCGCTATTCGGCTCTGGCATCGTGTAGTGCTCCAGAAGTCCTGAGAACGGCAGCCCCTTTGGTGGTCGGGGAACAAGCGATTTCGTGTGCATCTGCCGATTGTAAGGCAGTACACACGAAACCCTTCGGTCTGGTCCTTACTGACCGCACCCCATCTCGCCGCGCAGCATCCTCTCGAACGGCTCGCGCAAGACGAAAATACGCTTCCCTATCTTGATGGTGGGAATCTCACCGCGCTTGGCCGCGCTGTATGCTTGATTGATGCCGCAGGGGATACGTTCCGCGGCTTCCTTGATCGACATCGTCGGCTTCATGTGACCTCGCTAATCGTTCGAGGCCACCAAATATCACCCGTCAATTCTCGGATGTAGGTGCGTTATCTAGGACATGGATCAGGCAGCGCGCTTGCCGACACGCTCCTTGGTTTCCAGCAGTTCGCGATAGCGAGCCTGCAGCTTCGGCGCCTCGGGGCCCTTCCAGTACGAGCTGGACCTGTCGGCCATCATGCCCTTGAGCTTGTCGATCTCGCCTTCCATCGACTGCAGCGAGTTGACGCCGGCTCCCGGCAGGACCGTGGCGAGCGGGTTGGCCTCGCGCTGCATCTGGTTTGCCCAGCGCAGCAGTTTCGCGTTGGCGCCGAGCGGCCGACCGTTGGCGTCGCGGGCGTTCAGCAAGACCTCGCCGAGCCCGTCCGGCAGGCTCTCGAAGAACTCGTCAACGACGCGGACCTGCATGCGGTACTCAGGGCCCCACTCCTGCCGCAGCTCGTCGACGTTGTCCTTCTTGAACTGCGCGTCCAGATTCTGGGCTTGCTCGACCTGCTTGGCCTGCAGGTCGCCGTACCACTTCAGGGCCGACTTGACCGCGGCAGGGCTCATGTTGGCGTCGTGCGCCGCCTTGGCGAAGGACTCGATCAATGGCTTGTCGGCCTCGCCCCAGACATGCCCTTCGGCGATCGTGGTGTCGTACTTGTCGGGCGATTTGGGAATGCCATTATCGGCCCGCCACGCGGCAAGCTGCTCCGGGGTGGCGTTCTCCGGCAGGGCCGCCTTCAGTTGCCCGCTGCTGATCTTGGCTTGAGCGGCCACGAGCGCGTCGGACAGCGCCTTGGGCGAGCCGTAGCGTTCCAGGCGCTTCAGGAGCTTGTCGTCGTCGCCCGCGATATTCTTGCGCCAGTCCTCAGGCCAGTAGCCCTTGGCGTCCTGCTGGTCGCCTTCTCCGCCGTTCTGGCCGTCGCCATTGGCCTTGGCGCCGCTGCCCTGCTGCGACTGCCCTTGCTGGGTACCGCCCTCGCCAGAGCCTTGCTGCTGGTTGGACTGGCCGTCGCCGGCTCCGCCCTGCTGCTGGCCCTGCGCACCGTTGGCGCCGTCGTTCTGCTGCTGGCTCTGACCCTGCTGGCCATCGCCACCGGAAGCGTTGCCGCCCCCGCCGTTGTTCTGGTCATCTGACATAGCGTTCAGGTTCCTTTGTTGCGCTGCTCTTTCAGCAGCAGGTCGCGGATGCTGACAGACAGCAGTTCCACGATCTTCGCGCCCACGAATCGCCGGCCCTCCATGAAGGACATGGCGTCGGGCATTCCGGGTTGAAAACTGATGTCGTAGTAGCCGGAGACGCGCTTGATGATCAGATCCAGCGCGCGCTTCTGTTGCGTCGCGTCGGCGGTTCCCGCGGCGAGAGCCTGCAGGGCCGAGGCGTCGGCAATCTCCCAGTCACACCGGAAGTACGG